GAAAAAATTAACAAAGACACACATCAAGCCCTAGAGAGTCAAGAGATAAAGAGCCAGCAAAAAGACATTGCTCTACTAAGGGCCAAAATAGCCGGCCTGAAAGATATAACAGATCTCAGCAAAACTTTACAAGACATGCAAAAAGAGATGGGAGAAGTTAATCTCCAGACTGTTACGTCCAAAATTGACTCTGTCTTCAAGAACACCTATAAGACTATTGAAATCATAGGCGAAACCCTGCGGAAATATGATTTTGGAAAAGCATCAGGCATGGATCCCGTAATGCTTAAATACGTAGTTGGTAGAACCGAGAAGGTTGCTGAGCACATATCTCCGCTAGGGGATGCAATGTCTAGTCTGGCAAAAGGCTTCACAGGCATAATTTCTGCAGTGAGAACCCTTAAGAAGATATTTAGAAATCTCAATCAAAAAACACTGAAAAAAGACATGGAGTATGTCGCCCAAAAGTTGGCAGACGTTCCTGGCATGATTATTGCTGGCCTATCACCACTTTTGGGAGGCACCGTTAAAAAGAGCGATGTTCCTGCGGGAGACGCACAGGCCGTGCTTAGCATGCTGCCTGGTTGGTCCCGGGAATGGTTGGAAGCTGGAGACCTAGAGAACAAAAAGAAAACAATTGTTTCAAAACTAAGAGCAATACAGAACTTCGTCGAACCGGTTGCTAGCAGCATTGGAGGCATTAGCTCGAGCATTAAGACGCTGAAGAAAAATGTAGGCAAATTTCCAACAATTTCTGCAGCAGATTTTGCCAAGTTTCTTGGTTCAAAAGAAAAAGACGGCACTCTAAAAATTGCAATGAACGAGTTGAACAAGTTTGCACTTATGCTAACTGACGACACTTTTGGCACCATCAGCGACACTGCTACCGGCGCGAAGCTAACTACAGTTGAAAACAATCTGGAAAGCTTGGGTGGCGTCGTGTCTGCGCTCAGCAAAGTTGGCAAGCAGGCGATGAGATCCAAGTTGTCGATAAAAGCAAACTACCTGAGGGACACAGCCATTGCTACCAAAACAGCATTTGAAAGTTTCAATGACGCCTACACGCAAGCGACCATGGTCTCCGAAGAAGAGACTACAATGGTAAGACCAATCTTCGATGGCTTGGCAAAGATAAAAGGCGGTAACGTTGTTGTCACGCACAAACACGAAAACTTAGAAATGAAAGTCGATGTCCACATCAACGCCAAAGATCTGGGTCGTACATTGCTAAAAACCAACGTGAGTTCTGTTTCTGGCAAGAAGCGCCACGTTTCAGGCCATGAAGGCGCACCGTCTTTCGGGGCCAGCGGATCATAATAATCATGAACAGCGAAGACACAAAAAAGAGACTGCAGGCCATGTCTGCTGACAATCCAATGGCTGGCATGCTGCTGGCACTCATCGATCGCTGTGCGCCGAATATGCAGGAGCAGTTGCTCGAGCAGGCTGCACAGAGCCTAAACGTGGCCGATGCCATGACCGATAAAATCAAGAACGACCCGGAATTTCTAAAAGAAGTGATGAGGAGACGCCAAGGTGGCTGAAAGAGACGCAAAAACTCCAAAAGAAAAAGCCACGCTAGGCCTGTCTGGTCCCGCAATCTGGAACAAGGGCAAGCCAGCTGAGAAAGATGCGCCGGTCTCTAGCGACAGCATTGGTGTATCTGCCGATGTCAGCCCAGAGACTGTGCAGGCTGCACAAGAATACCTGATGACCGATGTCATCGGCGATGAAAACACAAATAAGCCTGAACCAGCAAATAAAGATGCAAGTTACATAGGGGCCGAAACAACTACCATTGCCGGCGCTAGCGCTTACAAGCCTCAAAATACTTCTAATGACATTGACGGCACCAGCGGTGAATACCAGACTGAAGGCGTTATTAGTTCTTTGGAAGGCTTTAGATTTGGCCAATCAACTTTGATAAGCGAGACCGGTCCTAAAACAAACAGCGATCGATCGGCTCCAGTATTGAAGGTGCCCAAGCCTGGTGAGCCAGTTAGCGATGCATATGCAAAATCCGCTGCTGCCGGCACCGACCCTAAAGGAGTCATCAGTTCGGTCATCGACATGCTGGAGGCCAACAACCTCTATCACCCGACGGAGAACTCACCTTTCTTCAAAGGTGGCAGCGACAACGAGGGCGATGCCACCCAAGGTTTGTTCACTATCCAGCGTGAGCTAGGCGAGTTCGTTGCAAAAGTCGTTGATGGAAAGAGCTCTGGCAAGCGAGTCACTGCCAACGACATGAAGCTTATCAGCCAGGCTCTTCTAGTCAGGGCAACGGGCGATTACGCCGGCTCTTGGGGCCTTCTGAGTGATGACAACGGCGCCGATGTGCTGGCGAATCCACTCGAACAATTGGGGCTAGCAGGTGTCCGTGTCAGTAACCTCAACATTAGATCCATGGTGGGGGCTCGTGGCGAAACGGGCCTAGGCCGCGTGCCGAAAGACCTGCGGGACAAGATACTCGCTGCAACTGGCGGCAAAGGCTTCATGCAGCTTGAGTCTGGCAACGGATCAGAGCTGCCTTTCCGCGGCAATGCCGGCACGCCTTACAACTCCATCTCACACGGCCAACTCAACAACTACCTGGAGCCTTTCGGCAACGGCGTGCTGCTAGACTCAGTCGGCATGCTCTACTTGGCTGTGCTGGCAATTGCTACCATTTTGGTGACAGGCTTGGTGATCGAAGCCATTGCGGCAGCGACTGGCGAGCCAGAGTTGGACGACATCGATGCCGACAACCCTCAAAACTTGGAGTTCGGCCGGCACAGAAAAGGCAATGGCGGTGCCAAGTCTGCCATCATCGACTTCTTGATCGAAGACTTCTTGCGCATTCCGCGAACCTCTTACGGCTTTGGCGACTCGCTGGGTTCTGGCATCGTTGCTATGATCGGCTTTCCGCCTGGCTTGGGTAGAGCCGGAGCGGAGCTCACGCTGGCTAGCGGTCAAGGATTGGTTGAATTTGCCCTTAACTTGTTCACCTCGCCGGCTTACTACGCCAACTACATGCGCACCATCATCATGTCAGGCCAGCAGGTGATTGGCTCCTTCGGTCAGCTGACTCAGGGCACGGCGTCTCAAGGCTTGGAAAAATTCTTCTCGTCGCTCAATAAGCTGGTCAATTCGAAAGTCTACCAGTTCTTGATGATTTCTGCCACCGTGGGCGATGCGATCCTGAAGTCGCAATTCGGCTCTGTGCCAGACGAAGAGGCTCTGTTCAACACTCGGCTCAACGAGTCGCCTGTGAGCGCTAAGGCTAAAATAGAATACGATGGCAAAGAAGACGACGGTGGAAAAGATACAAGGAAATTAAAATACGCTAGCGCCAACAAGCTTCGTGCGATTGCCAAAGTCAGAAAAAACATCTCGAGATGGATCGACGGCGACCACAAAAATCCGCTATCGCTAAGCACATTCCCAGCATCTCAGGTTGCAGACAATAGGCTTACCGAACTAGCGCCTAGACGTCAACTTGTTGCCTCCAAAGAAAACGTGCGTCGCATGGAAGATGTTCTAGAAGCCGAGTACATGCCATTCTACTTTCACGATCTGCGCACGCACGAGATTGTGTCCATGCCGGCATTTGTCACCAGCTTCGACGACTCTTACAACGCCAACTACAATGCAGTCTCTTCTTACGGCCGACAAGACCCGGTTCGAATTTACAACGGCACTGAGCGAGCGATTAACATATCTTTCAAGTTGGTTGCATTCGGTAAGTCTGATTTCGATGCAATGTGGTATACTATCAACAAGTTTGTCACCATGATGTATCCGCAATACTCCAAAGGCCTGACTCGCACTGTGAAACAAGACGGCAAAGATGTGCAGTTCATCCAACCGTTTTCTCAAGTGCCAGCAGCATCACCGCTGATTCGAATCAGGCTAGGCGACCTGTACAAGTCCAACTATTCAAACACAGCACTGCGCAACTTGTTTGGATATTCAGCTGATTCAGAAAATTTCAAAGCAGATCAGTCGACTTCAAAGCAATTGCTTGATTATCCAAAAAGAGTGGCTGCAGAAATAAAGAAAAAGGCAGAAGAGCTAAAAAGACTAAAAAAAGAAGATGAAATAATACAGCAGATAGACAAGGGGTTTTTAGTCATGAAGACGACTAAGTCTATGCAGTTTAAAAATAAAAATGTGACTGTGACTGTTCCTGCTAATACAACTGTTCAACAAACTTCAGGTATACTAAAAAAAGGTGCTGCTCAAATTAAATCATCAGGCATTAGTTCTAAATTTGCTGCAAAACTTAAGTTTTTTGATAGATACGGCAAACCAGCTAGTTATAGCATCAAAAAGGAAAAAGAAACTGTTGTTTCATATACAGACGACGGTTCATTAGACGAATTGTTTGGAATAGACATAAATCAATTTAATATTCCAGACATAACTCCTGAAGGGCATGGATATGAAGGCGAAGTTAATAAAATAGCAAAAGAAGAAGCCAAAAAAGTAGAAAAAGAAAGGACTGCAGACCAAACTTTGGCTGACAACTTCTTTTCTTCTGATAAAAATGCCATCGTGCGCTCTTTCGAATCGACCCAAGGCAAGGGCTTGGCCGGTTTCATCACCTCACTGAGTTTCGACTATTCAGAAAGCACTTGGTCTGTAGATGAAGGCTCACGAGCTCCTAAGTCTGTGGCAATTACCATGGCGTTTGCACCGATTCACGACTTACCTGTTGGCCTCGACAGCGACGGACGACTGAGGGCCATGTCTCACCCGGTCGGTAACTTGGCCAAGAACGGCCCGGCGCAGACCACGTTCGGAGACGTTTACGAAACGGACAACAAAGTAAATGATGACAACTACACTGGCGATGGCATTGTGTCTAAGTTGGCCAAGGCTCGCGCCGGCGCCAACCAAGAAGAAGGCATAGGCGGAGTCGACTTCTAGACCTAGGTTGAGAATTACAGATGGCAATTAGCAGATACGACGAAGACAATTTTGTGCAGGGCGGCAAGCTTTTAGGCACCAATCAAGCCATCGTGCGCTTGCGAGACGCGATCAACAACGGTGCCGTTTCCACATTTGAGACGATCACCACCAACGCCGAGCGCTTGGACATTATAGCTGGTCGCCAGTACGGCGACGGCCGACTGTGGTGGGTGATTGCGGCAGCAAGCGGAGTTGGTTGGTGGCCACAAGTGCCGGCCGGCACCAGACTGGTTGTGCCTAGCGACATCGCCGAGGTAGAGGCAGCGCTGTGAAGCCAACTGATGCCAGAAGGGCTTACAACGATTTGGCCAAGTATTTTGGCCTGCGTGCTAGAGATGCATTTCTCAATGCCGCGGCCGGCGACTCCGGTAGCAACGGCAATGGTGAAGGCGAAAATTCAAAATCCAAAGTCTTGAATGCCGTCTTTAGCCAGTCCACGTCTGGGTTTGCAGACAACACTAAATTATCTGACTTGGCAAAAAGTTTAGACCCTAATGATTTTTGCGCCATCACCCAAAACGGAAGCGGTTTTGATAAGATCGCTTATACAAAAGTAAAAGACCAGGGCTGGGGTGTTGGAACAGGAAATGTCAAAATAAGCGATTTTGCCGCTATAAACGATGAAGGCACCGTAATGGCCCTGCAGATCTTTCCAATCAATGTCGGCTTGGACATTACGGATACTGAAATTACGTCACTGTTTCTCAACTCTCTAAACACGTTGTCCATCTCGCAAGCTGTTCCATACATGGACGTGCAGCTTATCACAGCAGTCCCAGAAGGAGACGGCAATTTCAAAAGTGCGCCGAAAATGTCACTGGGAAAATTTCTTGGCGCTGGTGACAAAGATGCCATGCTGGGTCGATTCACACAGAATCCAGCGGTCAAGGGGGCCAACGACGCCACGTTGGGCACTGTGGCCGGCATGGAAATATTCACCACGCCGCAGACGCTAGTCGACGCCACCAACGCGTCCTATTCCCGGGAAAAGGGCGGACCCATTGATAAGTTCCGACCGTTTATGGCAATTGAAGGCATCACGATCACCGATTCTTTTTCTGGCGCTGGCACCATTTCTTACAAGTCGGCCGAGATGAACCTGATCCTTTTCGACAAGGGGCGGCTCAACGAGATCTCCGAGTTCGTGGCCCCAAGAAGAGACCCAAACGTTAAGTTCCAGATCACTTACGGCTGGTCTCACCCTGATGGCGGCAATCTGTCCAGGCCGGCTGACTCTGACGCGGAAGCCCGGATAGGCACGCTTGTGGATTCCATGAGAGTTTCAGAGCTCTACACGCTGGTCAACAGCAACTACAACATCAATGCCGATGGTACTGTCAATATCGGCTTGACACTTTCCATGGATGCCACCAATCAAATCAGATCCAAGACTCTGACGGGTACAGCATTTTCCATTTCATCAGGCTCTATTAACGTCAATGATCTCAATCGGCAGCTGGAAGACATAAAGAATGCTTTCGCTGATGTGGTCTTTCCTGGCAATGCTAGGATCGACTTGCCGGTCTTTGTGCAGTCTCCTGACATTGGCAGCATCATCAGCATGGATTCAGAAAGTGTTAAAAAACTCAGGCAGTTTGCTAGCAGACTTCGAAAATCTAAAAAGCTGCCCGCCAGTGTTCGTAGTGAGGCTGCTACTTTGATGGCCATATTTGGAAAAAAAGGTACAAGAAAAACTCTCGTAAAAGGCCGCGAAGCACAGGCCACAGGCTTTGTCAATTTTTTGCGAAAAACTGCCGATCCGTATTTGCGATTTCAAAGTTCAAAGTACGGCGTGCAAGAAGCACATTTCAAAGGTGGCAGAATAAAAAAACGAGAAGACGAAGCTGGGGAAGCAAAAAAGCAAACGTATGTCTCCTACGGCAAGCTCATGTTAAGCGTTCTGACTCCAGTATTGTCAGATTCAGAAACTGATTTGCAATTCTTTTTCTCGTCGTTCAATGCCAACGCCGCAGCAGTTTTCGATTATAACATAGCACAGTTCCCAATAGAACTTAACGATTTTGAAAAAGAGCTCAAAGAGTTTTTGAAAAAGAGGGCGCAGGTCACCATCGATGACTTCGTTAGATTTGTGTCGGAAAAGTTTCTTACTTTTGACGGGGCCCGGGCGTTTGGTATGTCTAACGTCGTCAAGCCAAACGAGCGAAAGGAGGTAGGCAGTACGCAATCAGTCGCATCGAAAGCCACCCGAAGACTATTCAGCTCCAAAGATCCTGCTGATGCTCTAAAGCTGCAAAAAATCCAAAGAGATAACTTGCTGGCAATTTATGGACAGAAAAGAAAGCGACCGCTCTACGTGAAGCCCAGAATTAGCATGCGGATTGTCACCAGAAAATCTAGTAGTGACCCAAGTAAAAATGTGACCCGAATATACTTTCAGGATCTCACAGCTGGTCAACAGACAACAACAGCACAGGCATTGATAGATCTCATGCGCAGTGGTGTCACTGATGAGCCCGACTATTCGTCTACAGTGAAAGATAAAAAAAGAACGCCTAGGCACAACGAAGCTTTCAGCGGCAACTTAAAAAAACTTGTGGATCTCAAATATATTGTCAAGGCTTCAGACCAAAATACAAATGATGATGAGAAAGTGAAAGATGCCATCAAAAAATCGCTGGAAGACAAACTCAAAGGCAATGACAAGGACGCAAGAATAAAGGAAATTCTCGATAGTTTGGACCAAAAATATTTTCTAAACACCGATGCCCCTAGTTTGAGAAAGTTCTTTTTCGAAAAGTCGCCCTATCCGCTACATGGCACAGAAGCATCAGGCATCATTGAAGCATCGATGTCAGCCGAAGCCGATGATAATCTGACGTCAATCTTTCTGGCACAGAGGTATTCAGGCAAGGGTGACTTGTCAGCCCCACAACAGTCGACGAACCTGCCTTTCATGGTACATCCAGCGACTTTGTCGATAACCACGTTCGGCTGTCCCACACTGAATCTGGCGCAAAAGTATTTCGTCGACTATGCTACCAATACCACACTGGACAACTATTACAACGTTGTGTCGGTTAGCCACAAGATTGACGCAACCGGTTACACGACGAGTGCAGAGCTCAAACCTGCCAACGCTTACGGATCCTACGCTAACATCGAAGATCGCTTGGCTGACATACTGATCTTGGCTTATAAAAGCGAGAAAAAGAAAGCCAAAAAATAGTTTTGAAATATTCTGCCATTTCTAAAATAATGAATCCATGCGTGTATTCGAAAGAGTCAAAGGCAGGGACATAGTACTGGCTGACGTTGATGCCGTGGATTCTGGCGTTACTTTGTCCTGGTCGGCTGCAGCTGAATTTCTGACTATCGTTACTGGCTTTGAGCAGCCTATCCTACCGGCCGAAATTGATTCAATGTGCAGTCTACTGCAAGCACCGGCTTCTACTTGGCCGCTTTTGCTGCCTAAACAGAGAAGGCAAGAAATAGTCAACATGTGTCAGAGCCAGTTGGAAAGCACGTTCGAAGACGGTCGCATGTTAGAGTATTTTAATACTTGGCTGCAGGGTCGTAGATTTTTGGACCGCCTAGGTCGCATGCGCATTGATCTGCCCAAGTTCCAGGAATTCACTGACAGCAAAGCTGCAATAGAGCGTATCCACCCTAAAACCGGTGCAACAAACGTCAGATACAACACTGCTGGCTCGACGACTGGCCGGCTAACAATAACAGATGGTCCTAATTTTCTCGTGCTGCCAAAAGAGACGCGTAGATGCCTTCTAAAGGACTTTTCTGATTCTGCCATATACTCTATTGACTTTACGTCTTTGGAGCCGCGTGTGACGTTCTGGCTGTCTTCTAATGACCTTTCCGAGGAAGACGTTTATGAAGAAGTCATGAACATGTGCAATATCGAAGATCGCGAGACTGCCAAGCTAGCCACGCTGTCAACACTCTACGGAGCTGGAGCCCAGAGGTTAGCTACAACAGTTGGCTCTCTGCGTCAAGCCAAACAGATGATGGAACGTGTTTCCCGATATTTCGGAGTACCGGATATTGAAAATAAGCTAGCTATCCAAGCCGAGAATGGTGGCGTCAAGAATCACTTCGGTCGACCGCTACATGAAGCCACTAAGAATAAGCGAGTCAGGCTTAACCACTACGTTCAGTCAACAGCTGCTGAGCTAGCCGTGTTGATGTTTGCCAAACTTTGCGCAGAACATCCAGCTGTCAAGCCTTTGCTTGTGATTCACGATGCTCTGATTGTGGAAGTGCCTAAGTCTGCTGAGGACTACTTTTTTGCTGCCTGTGAAAATATGCGACATGAAGGCTTCTGGTTCCCGACAAAGAGAGAACGTTTAGATAATTAAGGGCAGCGGGAGAACATGATGCGTTACTCAAAATTAGACCAGATGATAAAAGAAGCTGCACTCGAACTCTTCACAGAGCAGCAAAATTCTGAAAAGCCGAAGGACGAAAAGCCCGAATGGCAGAAACAAAGAGATAAGTACGACGAGAAGAAGGCCAAAGACAAAGAAGCCAAAGAAAAGCCAAAGACAAAGAAGAAAGTTGGTGAGCCTGCCATTGGCCGCGGCAATCTCAAGCGGGCAATCCTAAATATAAGAGAAATGCAAAGAAGAGATCCAGCTAAATTGCTAAAAGATCTTGGAGTCTCTTCTGCATCAGGGACGACTGACCTAGACAAGGCCGCCAGCGTATTGCGACAAGCGATCAGCAATAATCCAATCATGGCAGACGCCTATGTGATGCCTACGATAGCAACGTCAGGTGAAAAAAAGCTTCTTAGGGTGCCAGTTAAGACTGGGGCAAGAAAAGAGCTGAACACCAGAAACGCAAATAAGTTCGTCTACCTAACCTTGGCAGCAGCTGAAGATGCTGGCCTGCTAATGATGAAAGACGGCATAGATTTCTTGAGTGTCGCAGAGACAGACACACCAACTATTTTCGGCAGATAAATCAAAAAACAGGGGTTCGATTTCACAATAACTGCATTGTAAATTCCACTTCTTTTGTCCATAATAATCACATGGATACTAACCTAGAAAACATCAAAAATTCTTACGACAAATACATTTCACTGCTTAAGAAGTTTTTTCCTGACGATGAGTCTCAAGCCGGCATTGATCGGCTAGAAGAAGAGTTGGGAGAACGATTGGCATTGTGCCCTCGCGAGCTAACGCCGGACAAGGGCGGAACCCCTGGCGGCCTCATTGCTTTTGCGCTAAACACGGCAAAGCATGCAAAAGCATTTGATGCCAAAGTGGATCCTAAGAGCTTGGCTCGCGTTGCCCTAGTTCACGAGCTGGGACGATTGGGAGATCCGGGAGAAGGCATGGACCTCTTCATTCCAGAGGAGTCAGATTGGCATCGAGAAAAATTGGGCCGCTACTACAAGTACAACGACAAGTGCCCCAAGATGTCGGTTGCGCATCGAACCCTTTTCTACATTTCTCGTTACAAGCTGGATGTGACCAAAGACGAGTGGGTTGCTTTGGCTACCTCTGCAGGCTTTCAGTACGATGAAAATCGTTTCTATGCTAACGAGACTTTGCCTTTGGCACAAGCGCTTCACACAGCAAGAACTTTTGCTTTATCTGATCTAAAAGACCAGTAAGGTCATATTTATAAGCATGAAGAAAAGTCTGTGGCAGTACGTAAACTGGATGCTCAACGAAGGCGCTGACGAACCCGAAGGCGATCTTTTGACTGAACCTGATCTTCCGGACGAGGAAGAAGAGGAGCAGGCAGAGCAGAGCGTATCTAGTGCTATAGCTGGAGCCACGACTCCACTCGGCACAGATGCAACGTATCCAAACGCACAAGCCGGTCGACGCAAGTCGCCGGCTGAAGCTGCAGGCGATGCTTTTGGTGGTGCGCGACCACCCAAAAAAATGCGCAAATAATTTTGAATATTGAACTTTAAATTTTTAGTATTATACCGCAAGCAAAACAAAGTATGAATTTATAATTTGTGTATTGCTTTATTGCCAATTTAGACATATGGAGGTTAGAAAATGGCAGTCAATCTAGAAGCACTTCAAAAGAAGCTCAATCAACTTAGTGGCGTAAACACGCGCAAAAACATCATGTGGCGTCCTCCCGAGGGTGAAGAGACCACGATTCGAATTGTCGCATTCCCAGACAACGATGGTCAGCCTTTCAAAGAGCGATACTTTTACTACAATATCGGCAATAACCCAGGCCTACTTGCCCCTTACCAGTTTGGCAAGCCTGATCCGTTCCAGGAGCTCATTACTAAGCTTCGCAGCGATGATTCGAAAGAGTCTTACGAGTTGGCGAAGAAGCTCTATCCTAAGATGCGATCTTATGCAGCAGTTATTGTTCGAGGCGAGGAAGACAAGGGCGTTCGACTCTGGTCTTTCGGCAAGACCGTTTATCAGGATCTGCTAAAGATCATGCTTGATGCTGACTATGGCGACATTACCGATCTCAACGAGGGCTTT